CTAACATTGTATCCTCGTCTTTATCACCCACTCCTGCTCCGTCTTCGACATAACCTGATGCTCTAACATAATTGTTAGCATCGTTTTCATCGTGAGTCATTTTTGATGGAAGGTAATTAATACCACCTTCGTTAAATTTTTTAATTTCTGCAAGACCACCAACTTTTAGTTGTGTTCTATTCATACCATATGGCCCGACTCTAAAATCACCTTGATTTTTTGGATCAGCTTCAGGAATATAAACTTTTTCATACTTTACCTCTTGTCCAGTTGTTGGATCAATGTAAGTATAACCAGGTCTTTGTTGTGCAAGTGTAGCATATGCTAAATTATATCCTGGTTGATAAATGTCCGTTGGCCCTTGATTAAAAGCACCTAATGCAAATGGTATACCACCTGCTAGTGCAGAAATTTTAAAAGGGTCGTATTTATCTGTATCCTCTTTTCTCTTTAATAATAAATCTAATATAGATCTTTTTTCAGGTCCTGTTCCACCTTGACTTTTTGCAAAATCAGCCATGGTCTGTGTAGCAAATCCTGTATCACCAAAACCACTCATTGCTTGTTTAGTAGCCACAGCTGTAGCTGGATTAAAACCTGGAATCATATTACCTAAATTAAAACCACCAAAAGCACCTGCGGCAGTGCTTAATAATTGATTGATTCCTGAAGCACCAGCGCGCCTAGAGTCTCTTAATCCTCGATAACCACCATAGATTGCTGCAGCGATAGCCAGTGGATTTGCCATATAAAAATTCTCCTTTGATCTAAAATGTAAATACTACCATTTTACTTGGTATATATCAACTCATCATAGAACTTGCCTTGGTACTGATGTTCCCCAACATGCACTATTGAATCATTTATATATGCGTGGCATTTACCACCTATATCTCTCCATAGTTTACAAAAAGCAAAGTCTTCACCCAGAAATGTTTTTTCTTGTGGATCATGTAAAGTGTCAAAGAAATTCCACATATTAGGTTTATCTACATATTCCCCATTAATAATCGTTTTCTGTACTATCTTTTTTTCAGGATATTTCTCTATCATTTTTTCTATGACATTTCTCTTGATTAGCATGCACCCAGTTGGAGAATCTGTGACCTCCATCACTCCTTTATTAACTAAAATATTTTTGTCGTTAGGCACTTTCATTGGATATGTGTGTAGAGCTCTACGTATATCATCTGCAGATTTGATTTTGCCTTGTTGCATTTTTTCATACGCTTTATCCCACATTAAAGTTTTAAGAGGATAAGGCACTGATATAATATCTTTATCCGCAGCTAGCATGGAAAATATTGATTTTGATTGAAAATAAATATCAGAGTCAATAAATAACAAATGTGTTGCATTACTTTCCAAAAACCCTGCTACACATAAATTTCTACCTTGTGTTACTAATGATGATTTATTCAAATGAAAAGATATTGGTATTTTTTTCTTAAAACACTCTTGTTGTAGTTCTATTAAGGCTTGTGTGTAATGTATCGAAACCTCACTATGGACAGGTGTTCCTACAAATATTATTTCTTTTGATTGTCCGGTGTCCGTTTTCCATAGTGGTTTGATAGCTGTCTCATAATCAGATTGTGCCTCTACTTTAACATCTTGTAATGTTTGATACGTATCCGGATTTATATATTTATCGATTGACATTGATAGCTCCTTTTAAAAAGTTTTCCCACTCTTTACCTTTTTTCTCCCAACTATAAAATCTTTTGTAATACTTCTGTTGTTCTTCTAAATGGTTTTGTATTATATCTGTATGCAAATAACTAGCTGCTACATCAATTGCTTCAGCTGTTGCATGAGCTAGTAAGTTTAGATCTCTAGAATAATTGATGTATATTGGCCACTCAGCGCATGTCTCAGGTAATGCTCCAAAATTAGTTGTAACTACATGAAGACCACATGCTAGTGCCTCAAGTGCAGAGGCACAAAAAGTTTCTTCAAATATAGACGGATAAACAAACAAATCATAATCTGTCATGTGATCTAGTATGTATTCATTAGGTTTGTATCCAATGTAATTTACATTTTGCAAAGATTGTGCTTGTTCAAATAATGGCTCAAAATCTGTACCACAATTCTTTACAAATTCATCACCATAAATTTGACATGAGCTGTACACGTCTAATGTTACGTTTGTGCTTTTTATCATTTGCATTGCTAATAATAAAACATTTAAACCTCTCCAAGGTGTACAATGATGGATAATTTTTATTGGATCACCCTTTTTGTATTTTTTTCTTTGTGGAAAATGATGTGCACCATTCTTAATTACAATTGATTTATCTTCAGGTATTTGAAAAAAGTATCTGAATTTCTCGTAGTTCCAATGTGAGTTAAACACATACCAATCATATTCGTTAAATCTATTTTTATTTTTAAAAAATGGTTGTAGATTTGGTTGATCATAAGAATTTTTTTGCCAAAGTATATTTACTTTGTTTGCATCAAGAGGCACTTTACCAGGTATTGATGTGCATATTTGAACCTTATCCAATAAATCTTTAGGCACATACTTATTTAATAATTCGTGTTGTAATTCTGTTGCGCCTCTTGGTTCCATTAATTACTCAATATCAAAGTTACCAGATATAGTCAAAGCATCTTTTGTTAATGAAACCATGTGGTTTAGATAACTTGGAAATATAATTAAATCATTTTCAACCACTTCAAATTTATTTTGTGCTATAAATAATCTTTCTGCCTTTGATGCATAAATTAAATCACGTGCTGGGTGAAAAAAAACAGTTTGTGGTTTTTGTATTTTTTCATACGCTACAAAAGAAAAATGACATCCTGCATGATTATGTGTATCTTGAAAATCATTTTGATAAACATTCTTCCAAATATGATGCACAGTAATTTGTTTAATTTCAAAATCTTTTGACAAAATTTCTTTTAGTTTTGTACCTAAATATTTACTACCTTCTTCAGAAATAATGTTTTTACCATTAAATGTAGATAGCACTCCAGATATAAAAGATGGTTTAAAGTTTGAACTCCTTAATTGAATTTTAGATACATCTATATTTTCTTTCCAAATAGGAACTTGAAAGAGAATATGTTTCATTAATTTTTTTTAGTTGCTACACCCATGTTTACTCTAGTCACTTTGATTTCCAAGTCTTGTCGAAAATCATCCATAGTAGTGTCACTATTGGGATCAGCAACATCAGCGTCAAAATCAGCTTTGGAAGCATAAACTTTTCCTGTACGTTTGTGTTTTATTATTTCCTTAGCCTCTGCAGGTATTTTTGGTAAGTCTTTCATAATTATTCTACGTTAAATGTTGTTATACATATTGCTCTAATTTGATTAGGCTCTGTTGGAGAATTACCTAAATGATAGTGTTTGTCAAACATTATTACTCTACCTTTTTTAGGTTGTATTGATTTTACAATATTATTATCTTTATAAATATCAGTAGATCCAGTTGAATCATTGAGATACATAAGTATTTGAAAATGTGGTTCATAATGATCTATGTGTAATGTAGGTTTACCTACAAATGGTAATGTTAAATTTACACAAGATCTTATGACCCTCTTAAGTTTGTAATCTACTGCTTCACAAAATCTTAAATTAATTTTATGAAAGAAATCAAAAAAATGTGAGGTAACTTTACCATCTCTATCTACAAGTGTATGACTAAAATAAGGAATGTTATCTTGTTCAACTTGACTTCTGGCAAAGAACCAAGGGAAGTGTTTTGTTTCATCTAATAACATTTGATCCATTATAAGCGACTCTTCTTCAGTAAAGAAATTATCCTTTTGAAAAAAAATCATTTACCTCTACCCTGTCGGTTGTATTTTTTAAAACTTCTTTTTTCACTTTTTGATAATGATTTTTTGTGTCGCCTAGGACGCTTACGAGGTTTTGGTCTTGGGACGAAATTTACAAATTTACGTTTTGCCATTGTCAATCTTTATATTAAATGAAATAGAAATTCTACTATCATTTTCGAGGTTTGGATAAACCATGTGTTGTATATATGAAGGAAATAATATTATCATTTTGTCTTTTGGTGTAAGTCTAAACTCACTTAAAAAATCAGAATCGTTGAAAATAAATTCATGACTGCTCATACTAGGGCATTTGTCATTTCTAATAAAAGCAATATCACCAGATTTTTCTAATGTCTTGATATATAACACACCACTAAAATCAGAATCAGGGTGAATATGAGGCACATTAAAATGGCCTTTATTATTTTCATTAATCCAAATATTGTGTAATGTTAATTTTGCATTATCAAAAGTATAAGCATTTTTTAACATTAAAACTATTCTATTTGCTAGCATCTGGGTCAGTATTAAATCATCTTTACTTATATCGTCTGATTGAAATCCACCTTGATTACTTTTTAGTACAATATTATTTTTTTGTTTTTTATCTGGTAATATTTTTATTATCTGTTTACTCATGTACAGAAACTCATCCTCCGCTAAATAATCTATTAATATAGAATCAGTAAAAATTATCTTTTTCATTCAAATTGAAACCAACCGGTTGCAATATATTTTTCATGTTCTTTTGAAATTTGACCTTTATGAGTGTGAGTCCAGTAAGCTGGCCATATAGTTGTTAAACCTTTTATTGCTGGTAATTTAATATTTTGGTACAAGAATTCTGTGCCACCATTGGGCACATCATTTAAATAAGTCATGTAAACCAAATATCTTTTTAATAATATTTTATTACCATTCTCAAAATGCCAAGCTTTATAACCACCACCTGGAGCGTAATATTGTATGTTCAAACTTTCGCCTATTCCGAACTTAGGTACATAATCTGCGTAAGGGTATTTTTGTAAATATCTTTTTAAACAACTGAATAGATACTCACAATATTTATTTGATGCATCAATACTTTCAAGATCTTGTGGTTTGATACAAACATCTAAAGAATCTTTTACGCTTTTATCTACAAATGATTTATCGCCCTCGCACTGAAATCCTTGTATCTTATCTTTTGAATTTTTATGATATTGAATCAATTCATCACATACAGATTCATCAATAGTCCATGCACCAATCAAAGAATTATGAGGTATCATATATTCTTGAATATAATTTTTTAAATGATTATCCATTCTCCTGTGATCTGTCTATTTGTGCATAGCTTATAATGCCTTGAAGCTCACCAGCTGTACCAGCTGTCATTTTTAAAATATCACTTTCTTCTAACACAAGTGTTTGTGTTATCAGATCTTTTGTAGTTGAGGCGGGTATTGGATTACCGCTAATTCTAAAACTAGCTGTTGCAGAAGTATCAGTAACTTGTACAGATAAATTAACAGGATTAACTGAAGTATTATCTATTTGTATTTGTTTGATTAAGATTCTTGCATTATCAGGTGCAGTTAAAACTGATGTTGTTCCAGTGCTTGATAGATTTATTCCAGCATTTTTATATTGTATTGTCATAATAAAAACCAACTAAAAGTATCTTGTTCATTTTTAAGTTCTTGTTGATACGATGTGTTTAACTTATCTTGCATCGTACGTAAAGACTGATTTATTTGCCTTTGGTTTTCTTCCGTATACTCTGGTGATGGTTCAGGTATAACAATATCAACTCTAGCCATTATAAATCCATGTAGTCAGACGCAGCTCTACCAGTTACTCCAGTGTTTCCACCTCGTCCTCTATCTTGAGCTGTAGGTTGATTAGATCCAAATTCACCTTTATCAATCCTTTGTTGTAAATCTCTTGTAGATTCTCTGTTTATTCTTGCATTCATACCTCTATTAGCAATTTTGTTTTTTACCGCAGCTATACCTGTTAAGGCTATTGTTGGCACAGCAACGCTTTGCATAATACCACCAAGCACAGGTATTTGATTCAATATACCTGGGTTTGTAATACCCGCTTTTCTTGCAGCAAAATCAATCGCTTTGTTTCTTACTATATTTTTTGCCATTTCTTTTACTCCACCAACTGGCGGTCTTTGTGGAAAAAGACTCAAGGTATTATTGTTTATAGGTGCAATACCAATATCACTAAAAGAAGGTTGATAAGATTGAAAATTTTCATTCATTCTTATAGCATCTATTTGATCTTGTATTTGTTGTTCTATTGGATCCATTATCCCCTCATACCATCTGGTTGTATATCAGCTCTAAATGTTCCGTATCGCCAACTTTCATCAGTAGAAGTATTTGCTATTTTTAAACTTGCAAATCTTGTTCTTGCTCTTGTATCAACTTTACTTGTCGAACTAGTTATAGTAAATGGTCCAAGTGGAGATGATACAGATGTGTTGGAAGGAAAATCTTTTAAGTTGATTGTAACTTGTGCATTACCTGTAATTAATTTGAAATCTGGCACAAATCTTTTCATGCTCATGAAAAATTGACCATTACCCTCTATATCTAAATCAAAATCTCCTGATTGAATAAAAGCAGGTATGGCTGTTTTGTTACCCTCAGCATCTACTTGGTTGTTACCCACTTCATGTTCATAGTATGTAGTTGCACCATTAATATTAGTGACACCTTGTATTGTTGGAAAGGTTGGCACAGCAGTTGAGTTAAATTCTGTTGCATAAGGATTGTCATATAAGTTTGCATCTGCGTATGTGGTCCTCGCTAAAGATCCTGTTGTCCACTCACCACTTTGATAATTATAGGTTACACATCTATCAACAAATGAACTGCCTGATTTAGGATAAAACCAAACTACCTCTTCATATAAAGTATATAAGCCTGCATAGACTGATTCACCATTTTGGTAATTAATACCAAGATTATCTCCATCAGTTGTAAAGACAAAGTCCTCTACTAAACAAGGTAAAGCTTTTACTGTACCATCATAAACAAAAAAGCCACCAGCTTCCCCCATCCAATATACAGCTCCGTTTACATATTTTATTGAATGTTGTCCTATCGCACCACAATTACTACCTACTTGCCTTATTGAAAATGTAAATGGTGGTCCAACAAATTGTATTACGTAGGCAGCAAGATCTGTTAAAACAAATATATAATCTTTACCTTTCACTGCCCCAACTATTTTAGTGCCTGAATCTAATCTAAATGTACCTGCTGTATTTACAGATGTAGGTGTGTAGTCACTAATGTTTTCTTGATCTGAAAACCTAATAAATAATTTATCTTGTGTGCCAGGAGATCCTATGGTTGTCTCTGTTCCTAACATTAATAAATGTCTATCTCTATCTGAAACCATAGACATAACTGATGCAGTAGGCGCATTACTAATCACAGCTGCTCTAGTCGTTAAAGCGTTAGCATTTGCATTAATAGGATTCCAAGAAAATGATCTTCCATTTTTAACAGTAGCTATAAGTTGTTGTCCAAAATTATCAAGAGACCAAGATGCTGGATCGATTGTTAAAGTTTGTGATAATGAGGCATCACCCCAACCAGTAAAATATTCTACACCTGCCCCACTTGAATGAGCAGATCTAGTTCCTGCTGAAGCTCTTGTAATACCAGTTAAATCATTACTAGAAATACCTGTGTAAGAAATAAATTCAGCCCCTACTTTTATGGTGCCGGATGTCGGAAATCCTGTAGTAGATGCTAATGCTATTGAGGTCCCTGATCCACCAGTTCCTGCAGTGTCGTCTAACAAAGCACCATTCAAAGTGCTGAACAATTGTTGACCGCCACCCCAAAGTCCTGTGCCCCAACCAAAACCATAAGTAAAACCTAAAGCTCCTGGTTTAACGTATGGATTAACTACAGCTGATCCACTGCCATTTACAGTTGTGCCTGCAGCACTTGCCATAGTAATTGTAAAATCATCACTTGATGGAACAGATATTACTTCAAAAGTATTAGTTTCAAAATCCGATGCAGAGTATCCCGCTCCTGTTGGTGGCGTTACAGAAGTAAACGTAAATAAATCTCCAGCTTCAAGACCATGTGCAGGTTTATTAACACTCACAGTTGCTGATGTATTAACAGTATCAAAGGTGCAAGAAGTAAGAGCTGTATCTAATGGAGTAATATCATAAAAGGCTCCCTCATAATAAACGACTAAAAGTTTATTTGTACCGATTGCAGCGTATCTTCTTCCATCTAAATCTGCCCAAATAAATTGTTCACGTGCTGCACCCACTAAGGTGTTACTAAGTAGTTGTTGCCAACCACCAATTTTTTCTGGTAACCCATATCTGAATCTAACAAAATCACCATCTACCCATTGACCCTCTGCTCCTACTTCAGTGACTTGTTTGTTAAATCCGGGTCTAATTATTACGTTTGTTAAAGGCATGCGTAAGTATAACAGATAAATTACTTACCTTCAATTTCATCCTTATCAAAAGTCTGTTTATTCTGAATGTCTTTACTAAAATTTATTTGCCACTCAGCCACTATTTTTACTAGCCAATTACCTATATCTTTTAAAGATTTTGGTGAAAAATATAATTCTTTTTTTTCATTTATTATTTTTATTTCTTGATCAGTAAATTGTATTCTACAAGATCCGTCTTTTTTACTTTGTAAAAATTTCATGTTTTCTCCTATATTTGTTTTTGGATACCCCAATAAGGTCGTTTATCCCTATAATGTGAGGCATGATTACCATCCTTATCTACGTAATGAAGAAAACATTGAGCATACCAATCACCCTCAAATTCTTCACGCCAATGATCTACTTGTTGTCCTAAATAGATCACAGCATCTCCTTCATCTAAGTAAAGTGGTTGTCCATCAGCAAAAAAAGGCCATTTAGTTTTATCACTTCCTATATTTACTGTTGCACTTATTTCACATGATGGTCTATCTGTATGTTTTTTTAGTTCAGAATATTTAGTGTACATTCTCCAAAAAGAATATGTAGGTAGCAATTTCTTTCCGGTTTCTTTTTCCATTAAAGATATTTTTTTTAACAAAATAGTTTCAGCTAAAGGATCAGCATAAAAATATGTATCCATAGTGCCTTTCATTTGTTGATTATCAAAATTATCACTATTAGTTCGATGTTTCATCTCACAATATATATTTAGTATATCTCTTTCATCTTGAGTAAGAAAATTCTTAACAAGTTTATATTTAAAATCCTTACCTATAATGCCCATGATACTATTGAATACCTTGTTCCAGATGTTACAGATTTAACCGCATGTGGGTATAAAAAATTACTTGGCCACACTAATATACGATTTGCTTTTTTTTCAACTACACTTGTGCCTTCTTTATTAGGAGTTCCAAAAACTAACTCTCCTCCTTCATAATCTTCGTTCAATAAAAAAATACAACTTAAAGTTCTAGGGCAAGAAGTTGCATGGTCTATGTGAAAATCGTAATGTCCTTTATTACCATATTTTAAAACTTGTATTTCTTGAAGCACAACATTCATTTCTATTTGAGTATCTTTGATATATTTATTTAAGAAAAATTTGAACATATTAGCAAATACATTACACCAATGAACTGTTGTTAAGGATTTTTCTTCATCTCCGTTTGCTAACAGCCAATACTCAGTATCTCTTATTTTTTTGTCAACTATAGACTGAGGTTCTCCTCCATAAATTTTTGCATTACTAAACGATTTTGATTGATTACAAATTTTTAAAAATTTTTTTAATACTAAATCAGGTATAGCGTTATCGTAGATTCTAATATAATGATTGAGGGTGTTTAACTCATCAAGAGTAGGCATCTAATTTTTATACATCAATTATGGAATTTGTAAAGGATGTAAAAAAGTAATAGAATTATCTGAACAATATTTTTCCCATGAACTATTTAAAGGATAAGTAATTGTAGAAGTATCAAACGCCTCAAGCGTATCTTTATATGAATTAGCTTGTGCAAGCATTGCATTCGATGGATCAGCCACTGCTAAATTATTAATATCACTTATAACTTCTTGTAAATATTCGTCTAAAACAGATTGTTGTTCAAAAGCTAACTGATCAAGATTTGTATAAGTAATTACTCCTCCAGACATTGTAGCCTCTGATTGATTTGTTCTAACATTTTCAAAATCAGAATCACTTGGTTGGTTAGTAGTACAATCACTAATAATTATGTTTAGACTATTTAAATCACTTTCGTTAGCAGCAATTTTAATTAATCTTTCTTCACTATCAAATACTAAAGTTCCCATTTTATGCCTCGTAAATTATCATTCCACCCTTGCCGCCTGCACCACCTGACCCTGATGATGGCGCACCGCCATCAGCCATAGTAGTATCATCAGTTAGCATATTATTTGGTGAAGTTATATTAGCTCCAGATGCTGTTCCATCTGCTCCAGCAGAACCACCATAACCAGCAGCACCACCATTCCCGCCAGCACCTATAGTGAAAGCATATGGTTGTCCTCCATTTATTGGTCCAGTAAAAAAACCAAATCCTCCAGTACCACCAGGGCCTCCTCGACCTTGGTGTGGTGAAGGTACAGGACCACCACCTGCTCCACCTCCGCCTCCCCACATATAGAGTTGATATGCAGATGCGTTAGAACCAGTCGTGTGTTGTCCTGAAGCTGGTCCATGCGCCCATTTTGTTAAAATGTAGCCACCACCTCCAGCTGATCCTGTAGCTGCAGATGTTATTCTTCCTTGTGCATCAACAGTAATATCAGCTGTAGTGTATGATCCAGCAGTAACTGCAGTGTTTGCTAATTGGTCTGGACCAACTGCATCATCTGCAATCTTAGCTTGTGTTACGTTTTTATTTGAAATGTTTGCTGTTAAAACAGCATTGTTTGAAATTTGTGCAGATTGAATAGCATCATCAGCTATCTGTGGGTTATCAACTGCATCCGCTTCTATTTGAGCTGTTCCAATAGTGCCACCTAAAGTATTTAAAGATATTTCAGTTAGATTAGTTCCGTCAGAGTATGCTGCAAATATTTTTGGACTTGCAGCTCCTGAAGTTGTAGGGGAAAAACCTGTACCTGATACTGTTTTGATAGTAAGATTATTTGCGTTAGTTAAACCGCTACAATCAAATATATAAAATTTTTCTATTGAATCTGGAACAGTACAAATAGTGCTTGCAGCAATTGTAGCAGTTGCAAATTTAATTACTAAATTTCTTGCATTTGATATTGCACCATCAGACATTACTAATGCGACTGTACCTCCAGATGAAAGTGTTATTGTTTCTACACCTGCTATTGCTTGTTGTACTAAATTTAAATTTGTATTAGTTTTATCACCCCATGTACCGGCATTTTCACCAGTAGCCATAAGTTCTAGTTTTAGATCACTCGAAAATGTTGATGCCATAAAAATTTCTCCTTAAGTATGTTTATATTACAATAATCATGCTGCCAAATCAACCTCAGTCCATGTATTTGATACACCAAGGTCAACTTCTTGCCAGCTCGTTATTGCTGGGCTTCCCACTGATGCAGTCATTTGTATGCCTGTAACATCAATATTAGCAATTCCTGTAACTGTAACTGAACCCACGGAACCTGTAGCTTGTAAGCCACTTACCCCTACCATTTGCTGAGGTATTGTTGCTATAGATCCTATCGACATTGTGCTAGATATACCTGTTACGGACTCTGTTGTGGATTGGACTAATGAGAAAGATCCCAAAGTAAATGTAGCTGAAATGCCTGAAACATCTACTGGCGTTTTCAAACCTGCAACAGTAGTTCCAATTGATCCTGTTAACGAACCTGCGCTAGTAACAGATACATTAGCGTCTGCATCAAATCCTAGTGTTCCTATTGTAAAATCTAATTGATCCTCAGCAGCAAATACAGTTATGTCTTGATCAATTTGTAATGAAAAAGAACCTAGTGTGAAACTTGCCTGTACACCTGAGACTGCAGCTGTGAAATCTGCGCTTGCAGTGGCTGTGCCTATTGAAGATGTAATAGATTGACCAGAAGGTATAACTGAATAAGCAGCACCCCATGCAAGATTACCCCAAGCTCTTCGTCCCCAACCTATACCAGTCAGTTCTGATTCATCTATGGTAGTTGATCCTATGCTTGAAGAAGCAGAGATACCAGTTACAGGAACTCCAATACCAATAGTAGAACTACCGACACTAAATGTAGACGATAAGCCTGTTGCACTAAAAGAAAATGAAATTCCTGCTACTTCTTCTCCAATAGATGAAGATAAAGATACACCTGTAACAGAGACATCTGCATTTGCAGTTGTTGTTACTGAGCCTTGTGATGAAGTTAAAGAATTGCCTGATCCACCCCAATCATTTGAACTCCAGGTGGATTGACCCCAATATTCAGAGCCTGGTGACTGAGCTATAACAGTAATATCAGCCACTAGGCTCCTCCTTTAAATTAAGCTAATCTTAAGATCGCAGCAGATGTAGTGAATGCAGGAAACTGAATTGTAAATGTTCCAGAAGTTGCAGTCTTATCTCCACCAAAATCTAACACAGCTACAGCATCTGTGGTGTTTGAACCACCATCAGTTGTTGTATTGTATATTAGTGCACCTCTAGCTGTTAGAGTTACACCAACAAAAGATAGGTCAGCAAAATCAGTAATTGCGACTGATGATGAAACTTTTACACCTTGGTTAACCAAAGCTTTTCCACCTGCAGTATATCCTGATGGTGATGAAACTTCGTTTGTAGTCGCGTAGTTTGTAGTTGACTTACCTAAAGTTGCAGAGTTTGTAAACATCGCTAATTTGTACGTATCAGACGATGTATCAAAATCATGTTTACCTTGAAGTAATTCTTTTTTAAAAGAATCACATATTGCGTTAGTTGTAATAGCCATAATAGTTTCTCCTTAATAAGTTGTGTTTGGAGTAGGGCTTGGAATTTTCACTCTTAGAACTCCATCGTCATACTCCGCACGTCTTCTTCTGCCCATTTGTTGTAGAGCAAAATTCTGTATCTCTTCATTGTACTTCTTTTCGTAGAGGTTGTACATATCCATGGGGCCTTTTAAAAATCGAAAAGCTTCAGCTAAAACACCATGTAAAAGCAACGACTCTTGATATGTAGAAATAAATGTATTGTTTGTAGATGTAAAATTTGGTGGATCTTTAATGTAATTTATTTGAATTGTATCAGCAGCAGCAGGCGTAGGTGCTACAATTATATTAAAGTCATCATAATTAGCATAATATTTTGGTGTGCCTTGTGTGCCTGTACCATTAAACTCAGATATAAAACTTGTGTCTCTTTTCTCTAAAAATTCTCTATTGCCACTAGAATCTATACGTTCAACTGATCTTAATATCAAAACATCAGATGGCATTGATACAGCTCTGTTGCCTGCTGTGAAATTAGACGTAGCATATTTTCTTAGATCATCATAATCTACTTTACCGGCTATATCTAATTCAACATTTCTTATAAATTCTTGTATTAAAGAATCTGATAAAACTGTGCTACTTACCTCTGTATAATTTCTTACTTGTGTTAAAAAAGCTGTATGAGTGATTGCCATTATGAAATACTAACCTCCACAGAACCTATTATTGAACTTAGTTCTCTTCTTCTATTTTGCAAAGACGGATCTTCAGGAACCATGCTGTGTATGGTCGTAGTAACACCATTATTCGTCACTTCAAACTCTTGAGTTTTAAAAGCAAAATCACCAGGTAAAGTTAAATTAGCAATACCTACAGATGCTCCGCCTGAATCAGATATAGTTGTATCATTTTGAAATTTTTCACTTGGTTGTTGAAATTTCATATTACGTGAATTTTGTAGAGCTATGGCATCAGCTATCACATGTTTTCTTCTTATTTGAGGATGTTTAGGTTCAAATTCTGAAGTGTGTACAAGCGAACCATTCCACTCTTTTACCATTTCAGTATATGGAAAAACCATTCCAGATCTATCTGAAACTGCTAATGATCTTTTACCTGTTGCATATTTAGCCATGTTATAGTCCTTGTGGATAGAAAGATTGTGGGGTTATATATGTAGAAGTTCTTTGACCATCTTCATCTAAAGCTCTTTTTAACTCATCTTCATAAATTAATTTATTTTGTTGTACCATTTGTGGTGCTTTTTTCATAGCTATGTAATATGAAAGACCTGCACACATGCATGGTAAGAATCTGTAAACTACATCAGCATTATTGGTGTAAGCACCTGCATCTTCTATTCTTTTGATTACGTAATATTTCAAAGTAGTATAAGTATTTAAATCTGGTGCTTGATATAAATAAATTTTAGGTGTTCTCTCTCTTTCGACATAATATTGTGATGGTTGTCCCGTAGCTAATTTATTTGGTAAGGCTGCATAAGCAGATCTATCTATTTTTGTTAAAGATACATCTTGTGTGTTTGCATTGTCAGCTGACGCAGCTGTCGAAGATATAAAAGCTTCTAATACATCACTTACACTAGATGAAACACTATACTCAGCTTGGCCACTGACAAGTGTAGCTTCATGCAAATCAACTTTCCATAAATGAATACCTCTGTTACCCCATTCAGCAAATAACAAATTTAAACTTCTTCTAGCAGATTTTAAATCATAACCTGCATTCGTAGATAATCCACATCTTTGATATGCCTCATCTATGATTTCATCTATACTTAAATTAAATGTAGTTGTTCCTGATAATGTCATAATAAATCTTTATAGTAATCTGTTAATCCACCTTTGCTAAATCCAAAGTTTTTTTGTCCTGTTTTTCTTTCTTCCCTTTTTTTTCTATTTCTAAATCTTCTCTGTCTAAATACTCTTATGGCTCTTTCATTACCAAATCTTTCTGCAATCTCTACGATGTTTCTCTTTTTAGCCACGTTTAAATCCTTTTAACATAGGTCCATAATATTTTTCATAACTTTTATTAGATATTTTAGTGCCGTCTATCTCTGATTTAATATAACTACCAACATAAGGTTCTTGTTTCATCTGCTGACCTTTTCCAGGAGCTTTTGAGGTAGTCTCACTAAATGCTGCTCTTCCCATGGCAGCTTTAAATTTTATTCTGTGTTTTATAGCCATGCAGGAATTGTATCATTAACCTTTAAAAAGTTCTAGACCTAACTAAAATTGTATTTTGAGTCGCCTTCTCCAGTTTGACCAAAAGGATTAATATTAAAAGCTAAACTAAATCTGTTTTTCTTTGTGTTATTAGTGCCTATTTTATGTTGCAAATACGAAGGAAAAAGGATTAAAGATCCAGGTTCACAAATTAATTTTACTTCAGAGCTGTTGAAGGGATTATATTTTGCAATTTTGGGCGTGATATGAAAATTATATGGCCGTTTAAAATATATTATAAATTCTTCTATTTCTTGATCAGGATAATAACAACCACTAAACCAATAATTAGAATGATAATGAAACTCTCCTTCTGCATCTGGATTTGTTTGCACAAGCCATGACGTACCTATTCTAAAATTTGTAGTGTACCCTAATTCAGTAAAATGTTTTTTTGCTAATTCACAAAATGATTGTTTTACAAAATTTCCATAATCTATGTTATTAAGAATGTGTTGATCATTTGATAAAAAGGTCCCTTTTTTTCTAAGACTATGCAAATCCAATTCCTTTAATTGTGGTAATAAGATTTTATCGTTTATATAGTCAACATTAATTTTTTCATATAAGCAGATTGGTTCTGCAAATAAAGCATTAACAGTAGGTTTCATTAAATTATTTCTTTAGCAGATCCTAATATAGGTTTGTATTTTGTTTTTCCCTCTGATCTATACGCATGTAAGAATGATGCTCTTGGTTGATCCGGCACCCAACTACAATGAATCCAACCGCTGTTAGGTTCTCCTGGAGTATAGAACTCAAGAATTAATTGATCTGGAGAAAGATTGTTTTTAATCCAATCAAATAATTCAGCGTTATCCACTCCTACAACTTCGAAATCGGCCGCTTCTGCACGTGCATGCTGCGATCTAGCTGAGCTGCCGATGGCTTCACACAGCTCTACGCTACGAAAACCGCTAGTAATCTTGACC